CGCATCTGACTTATATAATAAAATTGCAGCAAAGGTAGCTGAGAAAGATACTAATGTTTTATCAAAATTGGAGTCTACAGCTTCTGAGTTAAAGGCTCAGTTGGAAACTGATCTTGAAGACTTAAAGTCAAAGATATTGGCAATGATACCTGAATTGCCACCTACAGCACCAATTAATCTACAAGCAGAAATTACAAGTTTGTTGCAACTTACGCCAGGGTCTGACTCATTCAACACAAAACTAGCATCCATAAGTCAACAATTTAGTTCTGGATTAAAATCTAGTGGTTATGAATTAGATAAAGTTATATCAGAAGGAACAAGTGCAGTAACTAATGCTGCAGCAAATATTGCTTCAGGAACATCTAGTGTTTCTCCTATATCAGCACTATCCGCTGCAGTACCAAATTTAGAGTTATCACCAATTGCGACAGAAGCAGTAGAAGTAGCAAAGGCTGCTTTACAACCAATTAAAGATTCATTAAAAGAACTTGCATCTAAATTTGAAGAAGATATGACTGAAAATGAACTTGAAGCTTTATATGGAGATGGGTATGCTAGGGAAACACTAAGTGATGAATCAACCTCATTGGCCTCTAAGTTAAAATCTTCAGCAGAAGCATTTGGTAAAAGAGTTGAAAGATTAGGAAAAGAATTTGAACAAGCAGCTGGACAAAGAAGACAAGATGCTGAATTTATGGACACATAGGAGAACATATAATGGGTAAAAAGAAATCGAGAGAAGGACAAACATCAAATGGCGAACGGCGTAATGTAGGAGCTTGGTCTATCAAGGCAGTTCGAAATAGTGTTGGTGATCTAACTGCTATTAATAATAAGATTAAGGCTTGGAAGAAAGGTAAACGTGTTACTATCACGATTGCCAACCCAATTACATCTGAAACTAATAAACCATTCGTTAAAAGAGATGCAAAAGATGTCTGGGGCAAATATAACCCTTATATTATGAAAACAAAATAAGAAAGTTAGTATAAATAGTTAAAATAAAAGGATTGGGAGAAATAAGTGAGCTCGATAAACGAAGATGCATTTACAGATGCACAAGGAAAAAATGCGAGTTCTCGTGGCATACAGCAATATTCTGATCTAGATTTATTTTTTGGTAAGAATAATTCTGATGGTGACATTAATATTATTAGTGATGTACAGGCAGTTAAAAGGTCTGTACGTAATTTAGTATTAATGAACCAATTTGAGAAACCTTTTCATCCAGAGATTTATTCTGGAGTAAGAGGTATGTTATTTGAATTAATGACTCCTACTACTGCTATTGTTCTTGCTCGGCAAATACAAGATGTTATTGAAAACTTTGAACCTAGAGCAAGACTTATAGGAGTTAGGGCTTTTCCTAATTTAGATGCCAATGCTTATGATGTATCAATTGAGTTTTACGTTGTTAATGCTCCAACTGAACTTGTTGAGTTAACACTTATTCTAGAAAGGTTAAGATAATATGGCAGGGGTTAATAGTCGCAGACTCGATGTATCAGAATTTGACTTTGATGATATCAAAGAAAATTTGAAAACATTTTTAAAAAATCAAAATGAATTTAGAGACTATGATTTTGAGGGGGCCGGTATTAATATTCTTTTAGATACCTTAGCATATAATACTCACTATCTTGGCTTTAACGCAAATATGCTTGCAAATGAAATGTTTCTAGATAGTTCATCACTAAGATCAAGTGTTGTTTCTCATGCAAAGACATTAGGTTATGAAGTAGATTCTTGTAGGTCTGCATTTGCAGACATTGATGTGTCTTTAAATAATACATCAAAATCAACAGCAACAATGCCAGCAGGAACAGTATTTACTACAAAAATTAATAATGAAGATTATCAGTTTGTTACTGTATCTGATGCCACTGCAACTAGTTCTGGTTTTTCTATTAAATTTGAGAATATTAAAATTTATGAAGGAACATATGTTACAACTAGATATACTGTAGACTCTTCTAATTTAGCGCAAAGGTTTATTCTCCCAGACCCTAGTAGTGATACAAGCACTTTGATAGTTGAAGTGCAAAATTCTATATCAGACACAACAACTACCGTTTTTACTAAGGCCACTGATATTTCTCAACTTGCTGCAAATTCTAATGTTTACTTTTTACAGGAAATTGAGGCAGGAAAATTTGAAATTTATTTTGGAGATAATGTTGTAAGCAATTCTGTTTCTGATAGTAATATTGTATTATTAAATTATGTAGTGACAAATAAGAAAGCAGGAAATGGTGGAACAAACTTTGCAAATTCAGCTGGTATTGATAATGTTACTGATGTTACAGTTACTACTATTAATAAAGCCTCTGGTGGAAATGAACCAGAAACAATTTCCTCAATTAAATTAAATGCGCCATTAGATTATGCATCTCAAGGTAGATGTGTAACTTTAGATGATTATAAATTATATGCTCGTAAACTTTTTCCTCAAACACAAGCAGTTATGGTTTTTGGTGGAGAGAGTGGTTCTTATGATCCGAGCCTTGGAGTTACAACCACAGCATCTTACGGTAGGGTTTATATTTCAATTAAATCTACTACAGGTAATAATCTTACTACTGCACAAAAAGACTTACTAGTTTCTAATATGAGAAAATTTAACGTGGCATCTATTACTCCAGTTATTATTGATCCAGAGATAGTTTATCTTATTTTAAATATTAAATTTAAATATAATTCTTCAAGAACTACAAAAGATAAGTCCTCTTTGATTTCTTCTGTTAATGCAGCGATAGATACTTATAACAACAGCACACTAAAAACTTTTAGTAATGTGTTTAGACACTCTGTAGTTACTTCATTGATTGATAATGTTGATGATGCTATTTTAAATAATACAACAAATGTTACTTTGGCAAAGTTTTTAGTTCCTCAAAAAAATGTTTCTATTGCATATAATATTTATTATAATAATGCATTTTACCATCCCCACTCTGGTCATGATGAATCTGGTGGTGGAATTATTACATCAACTGGGTTTTATGTTGATGGTGGTGCTAATGAAATGTTCTTTAATGATGATGGAGCAGGAAATTTAAGAAGGTATTATTTAGAAGGTATAATTAAAAATTATGATGATGCAACTGCTGGTACGATTGATTATACAACAGGAACTATTATAGTTAAATCTATCAATATTACATCAATATCAAATGTTGATGGTTTGGTGTCTACGAAAATTAGAATAACTGCTATACCTAACTCTAAAGATACTGCTCCCATACTAAATCAAATACTAGAAATTGATATGGTTAACACTTCAATAGATGGAGAAATAGATACTATTGTTGTAGCTGCTGGCGGTACTTCAAATTACACAACATATAGTTCAACTCCGACAACAACTTTGAGTTATTAAAGATGGCACCTTTTGATGCAACATTAGATACAAAAATTTCTCCGTTGATAGATGGACAATTGCCTGATTTTATTCAAGGCGATCATCCTAAATTTGCTACTTTTCTAAAACACTATTATCAGTTTATGGAAGCTGCTGAACTACAGTGTGATGGTGTTATTAATAATATTATACAGGAAACTATTAGTGTAAATTATATTGTTAATGAAGACGAAAGTAAAGTTGTTGCAGAAACAGGTGTTGGTACTACTGGTAAGTTTATTGAAGGCGAAACAATAACAGGATTACAATCTGGTGCAACTGCTGTTATATTGGTAGATGATTTAGGGAATGATGTACCTAGACTTTTCATATCATGTAACCAAAGATTTGAACTTCAAGAAACAATAATAGGTTCTTCTTCTGGCGCAACAGCTGTTGTAAATTCTTATCGTGCTAATCCTGTACAAACCATTCAACAATTACTAGATTATGCAAATACTGATAATACAACTGCACTTATGCTGGATGAGATGTACCGTCAATTTTTAAATGCGATACCATCTACGTTGGCGAGTGGGGTATCAAAAAGAAATCTTATAAAACATATTAAAGACCTATATGCAACAAAAGGTACTTCTGAAGGACACAAACTTTTATTGCGTTTGATGTTTAATGAAACACCAGACATTTTTTATCCTACAAAATATATGATGCGTTTGTCTGATGGTAATTGGACAAAGCCATCAATTATTCGTTGTGAAAATGCGCCAGGCGCTGACGGTCAAGATGTTATAGGAGCAATTCTAACAGGACAAACCTCTGGAGCAACAGTTTTTGTCACTAATGCTACTGGATTTTCTCAGGGTTCTTCTTCTATTACAGAATTTGAAATACAGGAAAGTTCTCTTATTGGTGATTTTGTTGAGGGAGAAACTCTTTCAGCAAATGGTGTATTATCTGATGTTGAACAAAGATTTACTATACAAAGGATTGTAACGGGCGCAATTATTAACGATCCAGGCATCTTGTATTCTGTGGGTGATAATGTTATACTAGACAGTGGTGTTGGTAATGGGCAGGCCACTGCCCAAGTTGTCACTGTTAATACGGGCAACCTCAACGGCGTCATAGTGGAAAATGGTGGACAAAACTATAGAGTTGGTGATCCTGTAATTTTTACTAGTGGGGATGTAGCATCCGTTCCAGCCACAGGATTTGTTAGTGCAATTGGCGGGTCTATTATTTTAGAAGATAATGATTCTTCTGATGGAGCTTCAGATTATCTTGCTTATGAACCCAGTACTAATTATTCACAACCAGAAAATACATTGGGTTATGAAGATGAAGATACTTTTGTATTGAATGGTACAGATTCTTCTAGCACAGATGCTGATTGGTATATAGTTACAGAATACGCAACTCCAAAGCTTATTAAACCAGACCTAGTTTCTGGTAGTAGGATAATTTTTGAGGAAGGAACAATTTCCACAATTGGAGAAATTTCTAATATATTCATAACTAATGGAGGATCAGGATATTCAAATCTACCTACTGCAACCATAACAACAAATAAAGGCACTGGATCTATTTTATTACCCACTACAAATAATATCGGTAGTATTTTAGATATTGGTATATTGGATACAGGATTTAATTACAAAAAAGCACCAAACGCAACTGTTCCTGCTAAATTTATTTTGTCAAATATTAGTGGAACTTTTAGTTCTGGAAATACTCTTAGTTCTCATGTAGGAAATGTTACTGACTTTAATGAAGAAAATAAAATTTTAACTTGTACCATTGAAGATGTTATTCGATTAAAAATGGAACAAGTAAATACTAATATTTCTGAAAATATCCAACAAGAAGAAAATACTGAATTAACATTTAGTAGATTGACGGCTGACAATGTACTTGAAGAGAACTCAAGAGAAAACCTTATTTCTAGAGGTTTGGAAATTGAAGATGCCGCTGGAATTACTGTTGTTGATTTTGAAACAAACGGAGGAGCTCCTACAGATTTTGAATTAATTACGGATGCCACTGGTTCTAATTTTAGGCAGCTTAATTTTGAACATGAGTCTCAATCATTAATTACAGACGAAAGATTTGCACTAGAAGAAAGGCGGCAAGATGGTGAAGGGTCGCTAAGCACTATTACTGATCGTGTAACAAATGGCATAACTCTTGGCCAATTTAATAGGAGAGATATGCCATTTGTTTTAGATGGTACTGTAATTGGAGGATCAATTCTTATTGAAGCAGGAGGTACTGATGGAAGTGGTACTAATGCTGGTGATGAAATATTATTAGATGGAACAGATGGTTCGAGTACTAATGCTGGTAGTAAAGCTATACAACAATCTGATGATGAGGGTAATGATTTCCTTGTAGAACCACATCCACATATTGAAAATCGTCAACAAAGAAAAGATAAATTTCAGTTGGATGGAACATCTGAACAATATCATACAGATGGTGGTTGGGTAAGTGGAGACCAATTAACACGTGATAATCTTAGTGTTACTCCAAGTCTGTCAGTTTTTATCCCTGCCACGGAAGGCGATGATGTTAAGTTAGAAAATGAAGATGGTTTCTTAATATTAGATGGAACATCTGAAGATAGTATTTATAGAGTGACATCTTTATTCCTTAACCACGGTCTGACATTGAATAATGGAGATAAAGTTAAAACAGAAGGTGTGTTGGGTTATACTACTAGTGTTCCTATAGATAGTTTTAGAGTTGTTGATGACCAAGAAGGTATACTTCTAGAAGATGGTGCTTCAGATAGAGCAATTACATCTTTATTTGCAATAACCTTAGACAGTACAGCATCTGGTGGTGTTGATGCTGGTGATAATATCGCAATGGAAGATTCTGTG